AAGTCCAAATAATTTTGAAAAAGGATTTTCTTCAAACTGTTTTTTTAACTTTTGTTGACGTTCATTATTGATTATTTGGTTTTGTTCTTTTATTTTAGCCTCTAAATCTTTTTTCTGATTTTCTGGGGCTGTTTTTAATTGTTCCTGGAATGATTGTTTTCTGGATACTGCTATATCAGTAACAGAAGCTGGTCCAAAAACAATAGTACTTAATAAACTTTTTCCTGTTTCTAAACTACCAACAAATTTATCTAAATAATTTACTAGTTTATCTAATGTTCCTCCATCAACCAAATCAGAAAATATTTCTTTAGCTCGTTCTATAGCTAAAGTAAATTTTTCTTGAGCATTAGCTGATTTTTGGGCTTCTTCTATTTGTTTTCCTTGTAAAATACCTTGTTCAATTAAAGCTATTTTTCTTTCTAAATTTATAGCTTCTGTATCTTTTTTTTGTTTACGTAAGGTTTCAGCTCTTTCTTTAAGTTGTTGAAGTTCTTTACCTCCTGTTTTTCTAATAAGTTCTTGTTTATATAAACTATCTGCTAATTCTTCTGCCTGCATGCCAAATACTTTAGCTATTGCTTCTTGTTGGATGCGGTTCATTTTGGAGAATTTTTCTGCTGTTATTCCTTGATTGGCTATTTCTTTAGTTAAACCAGCGATATCATTATTTAAAGCATATAATCTAGCTTTTTCTAAATTAATATCTTTACCAAGTAATAGTTCTGCTTCTAACTCACTAGATATAGATTGTTCAAAATTTAATAAAGAATTACCTATTTTAGAAACTTGATCTAAAGATAATCCTAATTTTTTAGCTTCTAAAACAGATTTAGCTAATTCATTAACATTACCTTTAAAATTAAGTTGAATGATTTTACTTGTTTTACTAATTTCCTGAAGTATTTTTCTTCCATCAGCAATTATTTTATTTTGATTAGCAAAAGCAGCTATTTGGTCATAAACAATATCTACACCTTTTCCAGCTTCAATATTATTTACAGCAAAAATTTCTTGTAATCCTAATGCTTCTTCTTTAGATTGACCTAATTGTTTAGTTAAAATAATTTGGGTTTCAATTTGATCTTGAGTAGCTGAAGTAGCAAATTCTGTTAATTGAGATATATCATTAAAAGCCTCAACCATATTTTCTGTGGTCTTATATAAAGTATCCATTGATGATTTACTACCAACAATACTTTGATATACTCCTTCAGCTTCTTCTTTACTTATACTTAAATTTTTAGCTATATTAGTAACTCGTTTATCAGCGTTAAACATAGCGTCTAAAAAGAATTTAGCTACAGTTGTTAAAGCTGAGAAAGTAACTAATGGATCTGTTAGACTTTGTTTAATTGATGAACCAATACCTTTAATTCCTTCTTTAAATACATCAAATCTATTTGAACCTTCTTCAGCTGTTTTCTTTTGTATTCTAGCTAAAACTTCTTCAGAATTAATTAATCCTCCTAAAACCGGAATTTTATTAAGACCTTTTATTACATTACCTGTAACTCCTAACTTTTTATTAAATTGATCTGCTAATCTAGCTTGTTCTTCTAAGTCTGAAATAAGTTCGGCCTCATACGCTAAGGCTTGATTTAATTGTTCATTAGCGACTTCATCTGTTATTAACCCTGATTTTTTAGCAATATTAATTTGTTGTTCAATAGCTTTTATCTTGATATTTCTATCTAGAATTTGTTTCTCGATTTGAGCTCGAGTTAAAGAACCAGACTTAAGTTTTTCTTGATTAGATATTAATATGGTAGAGGATTTAGCTAAACTATTAATACCTTTAGTAATATCATTTGTTAATGATTTACTGAAACTAGAAGTATTATCAAGGGCTTCTTGAAATATGTCACCAACCTGAGAGGATATATTACGGAGAGCGTCTTCAACTATCTCAGCTGTCTCTCTTGTTCTTCTTTCTATTTCTTCAGGGTTAAGGTTATTAGCCATATATTATAAATATTTAAAGACATTACTTTTTAGATGCCTTTGTCACATAAGTAGGTACCTGAATTGTTTTGTTTTTAGCTGCTTCTTCTTTAACACTACCTTGTGTCCAGCTATCGTCATTATTGTTGTTTGAAGTGTTATACCAATCTTTTAATTTTTTAAAGGTATAAACACGTAACCATATAGGCATGTTATAGATTGTATTGTAGTCATAACCTCCATTTCCATGGAATACTATCTCATGGATCTGATTGAATAAAGATAATCTAAATTCAGGGATACTATCAAAGGTCAGGCCAAAAAAAGTTTAAATTAATTGGGATGTTGATGTCCTCCTCAACACCATTAATAACAACTTTAGTTGATAAATCAATATCCGGAGCAACACTTTTCATGTACTTTCTTAAAGCCATAGAATCCATAGCTAATAATCCATTTTCAATAAATCCTTTAATAAATGTTTTATCACTATTACCATCTACAGAAACAATACGATGTTTTAAAGTAGTTGTAACTTCTGAGGACATTTCTTTATTAATTTTCTTTAACCCTTCAATTTCCTGTTCAAGAAGTTCTTCATCTTTTATAGTTAAAATCTTAAACTCAACAACAGTTCCTGAATTGGGTAAAGTAAAGGTGAAAGTACCTTTAGGAGAAATTAAATCAGCATTAAAAGGTTTATTTTCTATTGTAGATAAATCAACAGTATGTTCTTTACCTCTATAAGTAAATGAATATTCTTTCCCATAACCTAAAATACGAGAAGCTACTAAAATAGCATTTTTATCACCAGTAGTTAAGTCTTTAATATCAAAAGCATTCATAATAAGTGCTTCTAATAATTTGTCTAAAACAATACCTTTTGTAATGTAATTCTGGTTAGATAAAATGTCTTCTTCTTTAGCGGTCATGTATTTCATTTCAACTGTACCTTTTCTTAAAGGATGACCGTTAGGATAAATTAAACCTTTTGAAGGTAATTCCACAACTTCTGTAGGAAACTTATATTCATTCATAAACTTATTTTGTTATAAATATATGAGAAACAAAAAAGCTCGCAAAAAATGCGAGCTCTTTTATTGTTTCTTTGTTTATTAGAAATTCAAGATACAGTAGTCAGGTTGTACTTCCATTGTAATATTCACAGCAGTATCAACAGTATCCCAGTTGTAATCACCAAAGTTAGCTGAAGTAATTAAAGCTCCTTTAATAATCCATTCTGATACAATATCACCTACAGGACCTAATACATCGAAAGTTAAGTCTTTCTTATAAAAATCACTATAACCATCTCTACCAGTTACTGATTCGTGATGTAAACGAACCCATTCCATTACAGCTTGTGCGCCTGAAGGAGTAATAGGATCGAATAATGTGAAAGTGATTGGATTCCATACAGTTTTACCTTTAACGAAACGTTGTACGTTAATATGGTTTAACGGAACAGTACCTTGAGTTAAAGTCACAGCACTAACACCTTTAATTTCATAAGCAGGTATACCATCAATATACATGATAAAGCGGTTTGCCTGTTTTGGTTCAAAGGCTGTGAAGAATATTTCGTTGGGATTTAATACTGCCATTTTATTTATTTTGTTTTGTTATAAATATTCTATTTTTAAAAAATTATGCTGGGAAAGTTACTCCAGTTGGTAAAATGTTGAAATCCAAGTAAATGAATTCAGCTGTCTTAGTAGGTTGGATATAAATCTGACCTATTAATTGGTTTCTATCAATTACATCAGGAGTATTATTACTATCATCCATTACTACTCTGAAAGCATATAAACCTTGACGCTGTTGCACTGATTCTAAATAAGGATTAATTTGATTTAAGAAGTTAGTACGAGTAGCGATTGTGTTTTGTTCAAACACTAAGTTATTAGCAACTTGAGAGATATAAGATTTAAGAGAAATTAATAATCTTCTTACATTTACACGGTCAAGAGCAGATGCTTTAGTTTGTAATGTTTTTTGTCCATATACTACAACTCCAGTTCCTGGGAAAGTAGCGATTGGGTTGATTTTGTTTGTATATAAAGTATCGCGGTTTGCTTGAGTTAATTTCTTTTCAGCTTTAACTACATTACCTAATCCACCTCTGTTAATACCTGCTGGAGCAAACCAAGGCTCACTTACTGAATCATTATAAGCATAAACACCACCTACCATAGTTGAAGCTGGTACCCATACTAATT